AATCTCATGTGATGCTGATGGCTGCAAGGAAACATCTTCAAGCGCAGAGATCCAACAGTGGTCTGCGCTCTTTCTTCCGAAGGGATGGAAGTTTATCTATGGGAAGGAGAAGGTTGCCAAGATTTATTGCCCAAAACATTCCACAGATACCAAGTAGTTTTTGGAGGAAGGTTATGACACGAGTTCTTTATTGCGATGGCTGTGGTTACGCCGTAGACGGGATGGACTGGAAAAACCCCAGTGGGTGGACGGCCAAGAGGGTTGTTTTTGCAGGCAAACAACAGTGGTTCCATCTTTGTGATGAATGCCAAGAGGGTAGTGGGATGGACTTTGAAGAGGCCGTTCGGCGCAAAGAGAATGAAATTACTTCGTAATGGCGGTTGGTTGACAGGTTTACGGGTTTACGTATAATCCAGGTAGAGGAGTTTTGTATGGTTGATGAGTTCTGGTCTACACATCTTACCTTTGCGGAGGTGGCCCGCAAGTTGGGGTCCACGCGACAAAATATCTACCAGCGGTGCTTGCGTAAATCCATCCCTTGTGACCGGGATGAGAAGGGGCGTCCAGGTGTTCCCCTGGCTTGGGTAGATGAAACGTTGGCGCTGCGATCCCGCGACAAGGAGGAGTGATGATTCTCGATAAGGGGGATAACTTCTACGGGTTTCGTGTCCAGGACGTTCGAGACGGGAACGCAGGCCGGACCATCCTCTTTGTAAAGGGGAACGAGGGTGTTTATGTCACCATGTCCTATGATGACTACTTCACTATGATCGAATCCCCGCATGAGAGAGAGAGAATCCTAGATAACCTAGCTGCTGCGATTTCAACCGCATTCCGCGACAAGTCATCTGGAATCTGGAGTAAACAGTGATTAGGGACTATGGCGAATAAGAAGCCCTATAGATTTAGGGTATCTGCCAAGCAGTTGAAGGAGTCTTACGAACTTCGGCTGGCTGCTCAGTTCGGGGATAGGAAGGCCAAGGAGCGTCTTGAGCTTTACAACCGAAGGATGAAGGAGTTGAGGAAGATGGACTACAAGCAGGAATGGATCGTAGATGGCAAGATCCTCAACCGTCAGAAGATGATGGTTTACATCAATGCGCTTGTAGCGTCCGGGACTTCGCTCCCCGAGCTTTGCGACCAACGCGGTATGCCTACCATGCAGGAGGTCTATTCCTGGTTTGATAACCATCCTGAGTTCTTGCGGGACTATGACCGCGCCGAGGAGATCCGAGCCCATAAACTAGGCGAAAAAGCGCTAGATATTGGGATCAATACAGATCGAGAGAATGTCCAGGCTGATAAGCTCAAGGTGGATGTGCTTCTGCGCGCTGCCGCCAGAGGGAACAAGAGGTTCCAGGACAAACAGATCGTGGAGCAGAGGGATGAATATGCAAGCATGACCCCCGAGCAGATTAGGGAGCGTGTCAGGCGTATGCTTGAGGCTGATCCGGCATTGAGCAGCGTAGCTACTCAAATGCTAGACGCTGCTCCGATTGAGTTACCGGCTCTCCCTGACTCGGAAGAAAAAGGTTCTGTTTAGCCTCGGAAACGGCCAAAGCGATCCGCTTACAGGCGATGTCGAAGTATTTGGGTTCCCGCTCAATGCCGATGAAGGAACGGCCCATTTCAACACAGGCAACACCAGTTGTTCCAGACCCCATAAAGGGGTCTAAGATTGTCCCTGTTGGCTGGGTGAATCGAGTAACAACCATTTTCATAAGGTTTAATGGTTTGGGGCATGTGTGCAGTTTTTCTTCTTTTGACCGCATAAACCCAACCCCACCCCCGCCTGTAATGCGGAGAGTATCCCCCTTTGTCACTCCATTGACATTACCGAAACCTGGGAGGTCTTTCCCGTAACAAAGAATGGGGGTCCACTGGTTGTAACCATATTTCCCAAAGCTACCCGTTGTGTCCCATGTGACGCACGAAACCCATTCTGGTTGGGGGTAAAGCCCGATCTGTGTAGGTCCACAAAGGCAGAAGATATTGTTAGAAATCTCATTGATTAGCGGGAAAACATCCCGTATTAATGAAATAAGGTTTTCTCTTGAGTCATCATAGCCTTCATAGGGGAAACCTAATCCCATAGGGTGGGTCTGTCACAACGGAATCAACTCCCGAGAGTGTAGGCAGGATATCCCGGCAGTCCCCAAGGTAGAGGGTTGCAGGACCTACATGTTCTACTCTCACCGCTTACTCCTTAGCGCCTCAAGCCTATCTAGGAATCGAAGCGCGGCCTCTTTCATCTCTTTCTCAATCCGAAGATCACGATAGAACGGATATTCAAGAACCGGCCGGTTTTTCACCCATTGATACAAAAATTCATCCGACTCCCGAAGAGGAATCTCTGCCCGATCTTTAGGGACGATGCAAACCACGATGTCCCAGTGATCCCCGCCACAGATCATGTTATACCACCGGACTTGGAGTTCGTAATACTTGGGGCATCCTGATCGATAGGTATGCTGTGCCCCCGTCTTGGTGTCAATGCCCCCAAATACTGTCAGAAAGTCGGGGGTTCCTATGAATCTAGGATCTTCTGCTGACTTGGTGAAGGCCCCGTTGATAAGGATTTTCTCGTTCCGTTTGGCATACCAGTCCGCAACCATCGGCTCAAGACGCTGACCGGCCCTAGTCGCGGCATTGCCAGTAAAGGGCTTGCCAACCCCTAATTTGTCGAGGAGAAGAGCGTCCTCTGACTTATAGGGGTTGGCTCCCATAATACAGGCAATATCAGACCCGGAGACACCGAGTTTACGAGACTCAAGCCATTCTTCACAATTCATGTTTAACCATTTTCTCGGCTCTTTTGGTAATTTTTTCAATTAGCATTTCTTTGTAATCTTTTATAACATCTTCAGTGATGTCTTCCTTCATCATTGATAATGGGAACGGGAATGAGTCATCTTGGACTTGATAGGTAGCGGCGGCACCAATTTCTTTCGGCTCTTTACCATCGAAAGTTACGGTGGCGACAATGTGTGTACCATAAGAAAATGAATCAGGGATTTCTTCAACATCTACATGTTTCTTGATGGCAATGTCAAAATTCATTTTCACTCTGCTCCTGGTCTGCGTTCTTCTTCAAGTCGGAGATCAGGTCAGAGTAAAGTTCCTCCGACCCACTATAGGTCTGGTACATGTACTTGCAGGTTTCCCCTTTCGGGGCCTGCATGATAAAACCCTTCCGCCCAGCCCAACCGCACTCAGTCCGAATCCAACGCGCCTTAGCCATCTGTTCTTCTCCAGCCCGGATAGGGCAATACCTAAATTATAGGCTTTTCTGGTAAACGCGCAAGAGAACTTGTGGTTTTTCTTTTATTCATATAAATATGCACAAAGTAACAGTTTTTATTCATTACTGCATATATATATTCACCAGTTGATATCAAGCGCAGTAAGTAGTAATTATATTAGTCGTTTCGTTTATTCAATGCCACTTGATCCTGTGCCCACAATTCTCTTTGTTTTAATACCAACTCGGGTGGGTGACCTGAAGGGCTGGGCAGACTAACCCCTGAGAGGAGCTAGTCCGTCCTCAACTCGGTATGGGTCCTCACCCTCAGAGCCAGACAGCCACCTTCGCAGCTCAAGCGTCCCCCGGTCATGGTGTAAGGACTTGCTGCGCTAACCACACATGACGGCCCCCCATCAGCCAAGGTGGTGACTTGATGGGGTTCTTGTCAAAAGACAAGCAGAAGCGTATATGCCTCTGAATCGGTTTGCACTAAAATCAAACATCCCGGCACATCCTTCTCAAGGGGTCCTGATGCTGACTAATTGGTCTGGGTTAGTTGCTGTCGCCTCAACTTCACACCGTCGCACCTATAGTGTAATCCATCTGCGTGGTGTGTCAAGGTAAAAAAAATCCCCCCAGAAATTTGACCGCGTTACCGTCAACTCTTGGGGGGATCGTCGAGAAGCGTCCTCTTGCGACGGAGTGACGGGCCGACTTCCTTGTTAGATATATGATAGGTCTTTTTTAATGAATGTCAATAGAAAAAGGGGGCGGCACTTTGCCACCCCCCGGCTCTGCCCCTTGAGGCTAGAGGCTTACTTCTTCTTCTTGCCATCCGTATTGGCGGACACCTGGTTGCAGCTACCAGCGGTAGCGGCAGGGGCCAGGAAGCCAAAATTGCCACCAGACTTATCGGTCGAGGGCTTCTGTGCCTGCATTTTCTTGTTACCAGCCATTGAGTTCTCCTTTAGAGAAAAGAATCGTTGTCCCCGAAAGAGAGTATAGGTTGACAGGATGCAATTTGCAACACAATATGTAACTGATGGGAAACGAACTCGAATTGATCCGAGCCCTTACTGCGTTAAAGCAGAAGGAGGAGGAGAATAAACTGGCAGATTTCAAGCCGTATGATTGTCAGTTGAGGTTTGCCAACACAACTGCACTAACATCTGCACTTATAGCTGGGAATCAAATTGGTAAAACGACTCTCGTGTCTTTTATGGTCGCATGCCACTTGACGGGTCTATACCCTGATTGGTGGAAGGGGATTAGAATCCCATTTGCATCCGAGTGGTGGGCAGTTGGTAAGGATGGGGCCAAGGTCCGGGATACCATCCAGCGCAAACTATTTGGGAACATCGGTCGCATGGGAACGGGCATGATCCCTAAGCACCTTATCAATATGGACACGATCATCAAGGGCGGCGTTTCAAAGGCGCTTGATCGTGTGGATGTTAAGCATGTGGATGGAGGTTGGTCGAATGTCCAGTTTCTAGCCTATGACCAGGGCCTTGAAAAGTTTATGAGCAATACACTTAATGGAGGGTGTATCGCAGAGGGCCAGATGGTTCTTATGGGAGACGCAACCTACAAGGAAATACAAAATATTGAGGTTGGGGATACCGTAATATCAATGGATGCCATGTGCAATCTGGTCCCAAGAAAGGTAACTCATGTCTTTGATCAAGGGCTAAGGGAAACGATTAGAGTTGAATTGAAACGAGGTGGTTGGATAGAATGCACCCAGGACCACAATTTGTTTTCCTCCATCAATAAAAAGATTCGGGCCGATGAATCCAAGAGGGTAATCAACTATACCCCTGGTTATGAACAGGCAGACCCCGTTGACCGCGAAAATGCTTGGTATGCCTGGGCTGGGCTTGTTTGTTCGGAAGGGACTGTCTCCAGCAGGAAAGTCACCATAGAGGATGGGCAGGCCATCCAGTCTGCAATTGCGATGCTTGACGAGCCAGCTTATGTCCGTTTCAAGGATATGAGTAAATGGAATCATGTCCCAGATTGGTTCTTAAACTGGAAGGAGTTTTGGGAAGAGTTCCCCAAGGGCCTTTCCCACGAAAGGGAAATACCAGAATGGGTATTCAAGTCTAGCAACTCCAAGGTGGCGCTTTTCCTCGGGTATCTTTATTCTGGGGATGGGTGGCTAAGTGGTAAGAATATTGGTTATGCGTCAACAAGCTATAAGATGTCGCAACAGGTTTGCAATTTGCTGTGGCGATTGGGGATTAAGAGCAGTGTCTACACAAAAAAATCCCAGTCAAAGAATTGGCGCGAACAATATTGGGTTCTTATTTCCAAGGCTGATGATGGGCTAAGGTTCCTGGACCTGGTTAGTGTTATCGGCAAGGAAGAGGCCGCTCAAAAAACAAGGGTTGAGTTGGAACGCAGGGTGGAGTCCAACAATAAGCGCGTTGCAAGAATGCAGGAGTTCAGGAAACTGCAACTGCTTGCAAATCCTCCAAAAGCGACTAATTACCCAAAACGACCACGCCTTGAAACACATTCAACCGTCAGGTCAAAAACACCAGTTGGCATCAAGCATGTGTATGACTTGTCAGTAGAAGGTGAGCATAGATTTATTGTAAATAATACACTTGTGTCAAATTGCTGGCTGGACGAGGAGCCGCCTGCCGACATCAACACGGAAGTAAACGCTCGCCTAATGGCAAATAACGGCATTTTACTTTACTCTTTCACACCAGTAGATGGTATAACCCCGCTGTATAATGACCTTATGGAAGATGACAAGGTTTTCAAGGTATTCATCAGCCAGGATGAGGTTCCACATCTGACTGAGGAGGCCAAGTCGCGGTTCCATCAGGGCATGGATGAGGCAACACTTTCCGCTCGTCGTGATGGTATTGCCAAGATTGGGGATGGGAAAGTGTTCCACTTTGAGGAAAGCGATTACAGCATTGAACCTTTTGAGATCCCCCCCTACTGGCGCAGGCTTGGTGGGCTCGATGTTGGCCTAACCCATCCTACAGGTGCGCTCATGGCGGCAATAGATGATGACTCAAAAACAATCTACATCACCAATGAATACCGGGTATCAAACAAAACCGCGATTGACCATGCCGCTCACTTGAAGCACTGGGGGGTCACCTTTATGACTGATCCTCATGCTTTTGACCGGATGATCGGGACCGGAACCTCAACGGCCTCCATTTATCAG